ATTTAGGGACTTAGCTGTGCTAAGTAATTTTCTCTATTAACCACTATAAAAGGTCAATACAGTTTAGTACAAAGTCCCAACCTACCGTCTATTCAATTTTAAGCATTGCCATAGCCGTACGGTAGTAAAGCTATAGAATGCTTTTTCTAATTATATTTTTCATAATTAAAAAAATTACTCATTTGCAACATTGCAAATGGAGCCTAAATGTAATAATAAAAAATAATATGGCAAAAATTTATGTAGCAAGTAGTTGGAGAAATCAACATCAACCACAAGTAGTTAGTTTTCTTCGTGAACAGGGACATGAGGTTTACGACTTTAGACATCCTGCTGGGAAAACTGGATTCCAGTGGTCGCAGATTGATGAAGATTGGGAGAATTGGAGTATAGACCAATATAGGGCTGCGCTTGAACATCCCATTGCGCAGGCTGGTTTCAAATCTGATTTTGATGCAATGCAATGGGCTGATGTTTGTGTTCTTGTATTACCTTGTGGACGTTCTGCGCATTCGGAGGCAGGATGGATGAAAGGTGCTGGCAAAAAAGTAATAGTCTATCAAATTTGGGAAGAAGAGCCAGAACTAATGTATAAGCTATTTGACGGTGTATGTTCAATGGGAATAGGTTTACAGATGTTTTTAGCTGAATTTGATAAAGAGAAAAATAACGTATAACTAAATAAGAAAGAATAATGGCAAAGATAACTTACAAATCAAGCATTCCCAATGACAAGCCGCTTTGGCTTCTCAAACTCCAGCTGTCGGTCAGCCAGCTGGATGCCACCGGACTGAAAGGAAATGAGCAGGATTTCCGTAACCTGAAATCATTCATCGACGCTGAAATCCGTTCGTTAATGGAAAAAGGCGACATCCGCCGCAGCTTTGTGGAAACCGAACTCCGGCAGGATGAAGGCAGGACGGTGATACATATCTTCCGTAATCATGTGGTTGTCCAGACCTATTATATCGAAGCATGAGTGAGAAAAAAGAAATATTGATACTCAGTTCCCCAGACTTTGGCGTCGGTAAAGAAACCATAGGCTACTATACAGGGTACACCTGTGGTTACTGCCATGGTAACGGCTGGTTCTGGAATCCTGAAATCATCCATGAACGGGTAAAGATACCCTGCCCAAAATGTGGTGGAACCGGACGGGTAAAAGGCATCGTTACAGTGGAGTGGGTTCCGGATGGGGAAGTGAAAACCTGTTTCGGCAAAAAGCAGGAAATATGACACCGCGTATCCCGAAAAACTACATCGTCCAAATAGACAACTTCCATTTGGGCGAATTCATCTACTATTGGAACTATTATGAACAGCCCTGCTCACTTCTTCTGCAGAAACCCAAGACGGAAGGCCTTACCGCCATCAAGCTGGTGGTTGACAGTGACGAGGCCGCCAGCTTTTTGCTCAGGGCGAAGGAGAAGACGGGATGCAGGCTATATCAGGTTGACTAAAGGCAATTCAAAAATGAATAGGAAAACAACACTTTAATTCAATACTAAAAAGAAATGAATCAAGAACAATGGTATTCAATTCCCGGATTTTTCGATTATGAAATAAGCAGCATCGGAAATGCACGTTATTTAAGCGGGAAATCATTACGTTTGCATCAATACAGAGGCTTTTCGTTGAGACGTAACGGACAGTTTGCATGGTATATCCAATTTAACAAATTAGTAATGTAATGAGAGTAAAGGAAATAAAGAAGCATAATCCGCAGTCTTTTTTGGATGATTTGAAAAGGGTGCGAGAGGTCATGGTTTACGCAGAGTGCACCAACTCCTATTATCAAATCTTAAAAAAAGACTTGCTGAGAGATGCTGAAAGGAAAGCAATCACATACTATATAACGGATACTATATTTATTATAAAAAGGAATGTGATGGTAGTCATTTAACAGAATAAAGATAAGCAATTACCATAAGAGGCTTGGTGATGATGTAGATTTATTGTAAAGAGTGTGAGGATTACAAAGAAATATAATTGATTATGAGAAAATATTATTACTATACTTACCGTTCCCAGAGAGGAATAGGCCATGCCGTCTGTTCATGCGATAATGGGATTTTTGATGTGAGGGGAAGACATGAATACCTTTATAATTCAAATAAGGAATATTGTGTGATTACTTTTTGGAAAGAGATTTCCAGGGAGGAATGCGAGGCAATGAATGATTTTTTAAATGAAAATAAAAAAAAACAATAATGGACAAAGCAAGATTGGTGCTTCGTTGGCTGCTCATCCCCTTGTGGTTCACCATATTCATAGCCTATCTGCCGATATGGTATCTGCAAATGAGCTGGTACTATTTCAGCTTTCAGGATTATTGGGATGCTTTTCTGATATTGTGGGACAAGGCCATGCTGTCCATGAGGTTGAAGACACGCCGATGAATCCTCGAAAGGCCGCCGTATGATTAATATGGCGGCCTTTGTTGTGTATATATGCCGTTATTGTTATCTTTGTATCAGGTTTTCAGGGTATTCATGGTAACGATTGATGTTTTCGGGGTATGGGCAATCAGTTAGAACTTTTTCCGGGCAATCCTCTTGGTTTCAACGGCGAGTGCGGCAAGCTTTCGACCACTCCGCTACGCCGTACGGCTTCCAGCCGCAGTGAGCGTATCCGGCTGCGCAACCGTGTGATGACGGCCCGTCTTTACTATTGGCGTGAAATCATGCGCCGCCGTCTTGACGATGTGATTGTCATCCTTGCGGAGAAGGAGTTCTTCGTCGACGAGCGTACGATCAACAACGCCTGGCTCGAATGTTCCGAGTTCTTCGAGCACCTTTGCAGCACCCACACCACGGCACGCCAGCTCCAGCGGATGTATCCCTGCTGGAAATGGTAGAAATCATATCCTGTCAATAAACTCCGCCATGTATACAGCCTCGTATACTTTCAGCCCGTCCGGTCGTTTCTGCGGCCGGCAGCTCTTGCGCCGGAATGACTTGCTGCAGTTGTCCATGCGGTAGCCTTGCAACGCTTTGTGAATATCCTCCAGGAAATCGATGCGCGCAAACGCCACATCCTGGACGGCCACGGGTTTGTTTACATTGAACGAGGCGCAGTCATTGAAACCTATCTTCAGGCTTACAGCGGCCTCTACACGTTGTACCGACGCGTGTGCGGCTGCGATGTTGTCCGCATCGGGGTAGGAAAGTTCCACCAGGCAGCAGGGGAATGCCACGGGCGGTCGGCTGTCCGAAAAGTCGAGTTGTCCTTCGTCTGCATCCACCCAGCGCAGTGCCGGCACTTCCTGACGTATGCGGTCCATGACCGCTTTGAGAATCTCTTTTTTCATTGTTCCATGATGTTTTTAAACAGTTGTCCGATATCTTTCTTCAATATGCGGTTCAGTTCCCGGCTTTCGCCCAGGAACTGCCGCCGGGGAATCAAAGCCTTCCGGGTGTGTCGCTTTACAACGTACTGTTTGCCTTTCCTGCCGGTGCGGCTGTGGGAAGGAACCACTACGCTGCCGGAGAACCCCTCGTTATGGACACGTGCATACGGCACCCTGTCACCACCGGCAGTAATGACTACCTTGCGGGCGCTGATCCCGTCTATGTCGATGCTCTTGCGCAGGGCTCCGCTCTGTACAAGCAGCGTCCCCCTTCCGGGCCTGTATCTTTTACTCCATGGCGGCCACGGCTCACCGTCAAATGATTTTTCGGAGAAACGTTCCAGGAAATACCGTTTCGCCGTGGAAGCCACCACCTCGGGCACCGCCTCCATGGCCTCTTTCACCCTTTGTTCCAATTCCTTGCCAAAATCCATTGCCTTACGTTTTAAAATGGCTATATTTGCATCGAAGTCCTGTCCTGACGGGGAGACAACACGTATCCAACACCCCGGGGGTGCAAGGGGGATTTGCAAGGTCTGAGAATCGACAGCGCCAGGCAGGATCAGCCCCAAGAAGGAGTGCAAGACCGGCTATCCAATCCGGACGGGCGGAGAAGCGACGGGCTCGTTTCACCTTTACGGTTCGGACGGAGGCGAGGATGCACTCCGACGCTTTTTTATCAGCAGCCCTCTGCGGCGTTTGTCCCATATCTCCTTTTTAAGGTTTACCTTCCGGTTTCCCGGTGTGCGTGTCTGCATGACATACCAGGTCTTCAGCACCAGTTTTTCCCCTTCTATCCGGTAGTTTACGGCCAGAACCTCGTCGTTGTAGTATTTCAACAGACAATAGGTGTCGAGCAGGTCATGCTTTATCTCATCGTTGAGCCACACCTCGTCCGGGGCGTGCAGGGTTTCCAGCATGGCATCCCAGTACCTTATGCGGTTGTCCCGTCCCTTGCCTGCAGTATGGCTGTCGAACTGTCTCTTTTCGACAACCACTTTCCGACCGTCGTAATCCGTCAGCACAATTCTTCCGTCTTCAGCGTATGTTTCCCATACCTCCTGTTCACTCCGCCCACTGACAGGGATATTCCCTGAAGCATCCCTCTTCATGGCCTGTACCCCGGGCAGGTTCCAGCGTTCGGCTGTCATGTCCTTCAGATAGGAGGAAGCCTGCTGCGGGAACTTGCGGATGTACATCTGGTCGGCGGTGAATACCTGCGCCGAGTCACAGCGGTTCACTCCCCAGCCTTGCGCCTCGGCCTTTTTCCATTCGGCCGTTTTCAGGAAATCGTCCACACGCCGGCGCATCTCTTCAAGATCGGCCTTTACCTGGTGCTTCATCCGTCCGGTCACGAGACACCTGCATGCCCAACCGTTCGGCGGGTATATTTTGTTCCACCGCGGGTCGTTTTCAGGCAGGATGACCCCATGAAGTTTCATGTGTTCCTCACGTACCCTGCCGTCGTTCACCGTCAGGTACTCCCAGAAAGGATATACCTTTTTCTTCGTCCGTAATTTCCGATAGGTGGACATGCCCTCGGCTGTGAGTACCGCCGTTTCGTATTCCGTCCTCTGCCAGGTCTTGTTAAATACTTCAGTGGCTTCCCTTGCCCTGCGGTGAAACTCACCAAAGCTCCCGCTTTCCCGGAAGAGTCTGTTCAGTTCCTGTATCTCCGCCAGCGTCTTGGCAGCGGAGAAATGGAACAGGTTCTGCTCCATCGCCATACGGAACAGGTCATCCGACAATTTGTAGGCCACGCCCACATCGGCATTTCTCGGTCCTTCTTCAAATGCCGTTCGGACAGCCTTTAAAAAGTCTTCGGCAAAGAACCGGAAAAGCTCCGGACTGAAACCGGCCAGTTCACCGTTCCATACGGCAGCGATGAGTCTTTCATCCAGCGAGGCTGTGTCACTCATGCGGATTGTGCCAGCCCCGCCCGGATGCGGGGCTGCTACGAAAAAAGACCTCACCCGTTCCCACAGTGTACGTTCATCCTTGTTTTTTATAGAATCATGCGGGGGGGCATCCTGCTTTCCCGGTCTGACCTTTGCAGCGCCATCCGTTTGGGTTGGTGTCCCCAGAAATATTTCCTCGCCGTCTTTCGGTTCCGGGATACCATATTTCTCATAGCCGTAACTGCGGGGTATGGGAATCATGGTGGAAAGCGTCTTCAGGTCGTTCACCGTGATTTCGTCCTTCTTGTCCACGAACGAGAACTTGCCGCCATGCACCGGATATCCCCGACTTTCGAGCAACGGCACGAAATACTTGTTGAGCATGCGTATAACGAAGCGGCGGTCGCTGCGGTGCTTCTTCTCCTGCACTTCCATATGCACCTTGCTCTGCGAGAGCGATGCACCGTCCCTGGTGGTCATGGTCTGTCCCAGTACGGTTATGAGTATCTCCTCGTTGCAGGCATTGCGGAAATCGTTGTAGAGCGCGCCGTTGCTGCTTCCGCTGAGAGTTGTCTGTTCCACGTCACTCTCTTTCGGGATGACGATGTATGGCGCCGAACCGGCTTCCTCGAACGCCTGTATGAGAAGCCTTCTGCTCTGTTCGTCCATGCTATTGTACTTTCCTATGCGCTGCGGCATTCCGAAGAGTTCCACGAACTGTGCCCAGTCCCCGAATCCCCCGCGCTTGTATATCACATAGGGAGCCACTTTCAGCAAGAGCCCCAGATCATCATCCTCTCCCCACTGTATGATCATGCCGTCATCGCTGTAACTGATTCCGTCCGTATCGTACTGGCGCCGCAGTATCAGCTTCTCTTTGGGCCGTATGTGCTTGCGCGGGATACTGTTGAAGTCGAACCCGTTCACGAAAGAATATTCGTCTACGGATATTCCCCAGAAAAGGCTCCACATGATCTCTTTCAGCTGGTTCTCGAACTCCACGGTGTCTATGAGCTCCGTTATCCGGGGTACTTCCTTCCCGTTTACCGTAAAGTTAATGTCGCAGTCGGTTATCGCCTCTATGCGTTTGCCGATGGCATCCGTCACAGTCCCGTCCATGAGGATATCCTCATACAGGTCGTACAGTTTGCTGCGCAGCCCCATGTCAGCCGCCCTGAGTGCGCTTTTCCATGTGCCTATATCGTTTATTCCCCTATGCACGGGCTGCACCAGTATCTGATTATATACCGGTGTCACAATCTTTTTGGGCACGGCGCCTGCCTGCCGTTTTTTTCTCTTCCTGTTTGTCATAAGGTTTCCGTTTAAAAGTGGTTGTCACGTTTTCTGTTGCTTCCGAACGCTATTTCCCCGTGGAGAGGGCATCTTTCGGTATGGGCGGATGGTGCGGCAGGCAGGGTGGGGTTCTGTCTGTTCTGGTTGGTTCTGAGCCACT